AACTACTTTAGTATCTTAATTTTATAATTTATTTTTTGATACCGTCTCCTATACCGTCATTTTTTTCGGTTCTTGTCAACCATTACCAACCATAGAAAACAAAAAAGCCACCAGTAACATACTGATGGCTCTTGGTTTTTTAACCTTTATCAACTATTGCTGATAAACGGTATTTTATTCCCACTCAATTATATTCTAGTAATTTAACTAACTGATAAATATAAATTATATTTAAATTAGATATCACTAACACCGTCACCGGTACCGTCATTATGAAATCTGTCTACTTTTTCATCGGTAAGAATTGAGGAGTTTTTCCTTTGCTTCCAGCTCTGAAATACAAAGGTTGAGTGTTCTGGTATTTTCATCTGCACGCTGAGCTTCACGCCCATATCGTTCAAGTGTTTCTCGTAGTTGTCGAGAAAGTTCACTGGCTTTGGATTTCTCAATTCGGCAGGTATTGGTGTTATCGGTACTTGCAACTTCTGTTTTCGTGGTACCGGTTGAGAGCTGCACCCTGTCAAAGTGATTAAGAACACGATCAAGCAAAGCATCTGTGCGTATCGTATCATGCTGTTGTGCGTCATGATATATCTCCAACCTATTCTGCTGTTCATTGTCTGCTTGTTTACGCAGAACAATATTTGTGGCCACATCCTTTTCATCTAATTGATTACCTGCAATCTGTTTATTCATTGCTTGGTTATCAAAATAAATACCGCCAGCAACAAAGCCAGCGGTAAAGGAAACAGCCAAAGCAATTAGCGCTATGACGGTTTTATTCATTAACGAACCCCATTGTGTTCTAATGAAAAATGATTACCGTCAGGACGAGTTTTAAAACGCCCGCCCCAACTTCCGCCCAATGATTCCCAATACTCACCCAGTTCTTTATAGTCGCTGGTGGCTGTAAGGTATTTGCCGTTAGCATCGAATAGGTTGAAATCAACTGCTAAACGTTGAGTGTGCAGACTGTTGCTAATACCTGACCCTTTCTTTGCATTTAATTTAGCTTGTTCTTCAGTACGGTAAGCTTCACCAAACGTCAGCTTATATCCCTTCTGCTGAGCAAAGGTGATCAGCTTTGCAACCATACCTGTAAACGTATTTTGTTTATCGACTAATGACATATTCACCCCTTTATAAACTTGATGACATTGCCTTTACTGACCATCAATGTTGTGCAGATCAGAATATTGGCAAAGATGTTGTAGATATCAGCGTGATAACTAGGATCGAAGTAAGCGCGAATAGGTACGCTTGAAGAGTAAGCAAGAATGAGGAAAGCTAACCATCCACCTTTTTTACAGTGTTGTCTGCCGTTACGTTTAAAATAGAACACACGTAGAAATATGACGGTACAGATGATGGCATTAACAATAGTGAGCAATGTTTCGCATTTCATTGTTGCCCTCCTTGTTTCGGTATATCAGCCCTTCCATATGCTTTTACGCTTAACTTAACCACAAGCAAAGCGGAAACAAAAGCACCTACGGCATCGATATGTTCGATTTCGTATTGCTCAGGTTTCACACCGAAAAGACCAGTAACAGAAATAAAGATAGTTGCTGCGGGGCTAAAGAATATAAGACCACAAACGAAGCTTAGAAAAGCTAATACCGATCTACGTTTAAAGCTATATTCAGTAGCTGCAGTAGTAAAGAAGATGGCTCCCAACAGTGAACCCATAACAACTTCTGCTGGAAGCCCTGCGAAGTAACCAAGAAAAGCAGTAGTGCCAATCCCGGCTTTTGTGTAGACATCTTCTTGCATGAGTGTAGTACCAGTGATTAATGAATAATCATGATACTACACAACCGACTAGATAACCAAAAATGCAAAAATGAGAAAACCCACACTTGTACTATAAGAAGCTATTTAAAACCATTTTTGCTCCAATATCAGTTAAATGACCACCACCACCACTATATATCGCACCATCGCTATTAATAATTAAACATTGTTCATTCTCACAGAAAATTTTATCTGTATAGATTTTATGTAGATTAGGGTGATCTGGTAAAATCGAATCTAACTTTTTAGTCGTTCTGATTGTGTCTGGATATGACAATTTACTAGGCGAATATTCCTTTCTATATGTAGAAATAGGAGTATTTAATTGTCCTAGTAATTGATTTCTTACATCAATATGAGGAACAGGAATTGGATAGATAACATAAACATCATGGCCTTTACTTAATAAAAACTTAATGTTATCAACATAACTTTTCCACGCTATTTCTTTGTCAAAATCAACATTTTCTGGGAATACGGATGATGATAAATTGCTTACAGGTATCCTTTTTTTAGGTAATGAAAACTGCCAGTAATTAGCTGCAACTATAATTTTCTTTTTCTCTTGTAAGTTAGAAAAATATTTTAATCTATCCTCATTAACAACTGCACATTCAGGGACATTACCAAACCAAATATTAGGAGATACAAAAGGACACTGCTCATAAGTCATACTAATAAATCCATGACCTTTTTCATCTAATGCCTTTTTCAATTCAGGATCTAACTGACCTGCAAAACTATCTCCAATATTAATCCATTTTTTATCACCGAAAGCACAAGCCGTATCAACGGTTCTATTGTTACATAGTGGTTGTTGTTGACTAGATAAATATCCCTTACCTAAATTACTTTCATCTTTTAATTTTCTAAACTCTAATACACTGAACCGTTCATTTACTTCTTTTAATTTTCCACTAAATCTATCAGAAAAGCCTTTAGTCTCTATTGTTACTTTGTAAAAAGTAAATAATAACGAAGCCATTAATATAAGTGTTATTATTTTTAAAATACTTAATTTCTTCACCCTGAATTTATTCTCTATCAAATAATAAGTTATTATAGATAATAACATTGCGATTATTATTAAAATAATTAATTGAGAGTGATTTATTTCATCAGACTTTAGTAATCTAAAAAAAACAAAAACAGGCTGATGCCATAGATATAATGAGTATGAAATTAAACCTATAAATACAATAGGCTTAGTTGAGAATATATCATTTGCAATATCTCCTTTATTTGCAAAAATAATAAATAAACATATCCCAATAACAGGGATTGCAGTTATAAAAGATGGATGGGGATTATCATGACCAATAAAAAGCATACTATGAATAACCAAAAACAAACCAAAAACTGGCATTGCTTTGGCAATTAAGCTACCTATTGTACCATCTTTCAACATATTAAGATTTGATCTGTTATAAAATGTAGCTATACCACCAGCAAACAGCTCCCATGCTCTAGAAGGAAGTAAATAGAATGCTTCATCAGCTTTTTCTCCAACAATAATATTCGCATACTGCAAAGATACGAGCATCATGATAATTAGGATGCCTAATGTGTATCTTTTAAAAAACTTATGTATTAATAGAATAATAATTGGAAACAAAACATAAAACTGCCATTCTACTGCAAGGCTCCACGTATGAAGTAAAGGTTTATGTATACTTGCTTCAGCAATATAGCTATCTTCAGATAAGAAATAATAATTAGAGCCAAAATATAATGCCGATTTTAATGATTTCGCATAAGCAATTAAAGAGTCTGGTATTAGAACAAAATATGCACAAATTGATGTGAATATTAAAACAACGAGTAACGCTGGAACTATACGTTTAATTCTTCGCCAATAGAAATCGACTATCGAAAAATTTCCTTTTTCGAGTTTGTCTCTTATAATGCTAGTGATTAAATATCCTGAAAGCACAAAAAAGACATCTACTCCTAAGTAACCACCTTTGAAAACACTAACACCAAACAACTCAAAATTTGCATGATAAAGTATTACTGCAAATACAGCTAATGCTCTAATACCATCAAGTTCTCTTCTATAAGATAACATTACGTATGCCCCAATTTTAACTATATCATTGATATATAATATATTTTATATAGTTACAAACCATTCATAATAAAAATATCACGAGATTATACATGATGTTATCTAAAAGATGTTGCACAGCAATAAGTTATATGAAAAATAAATTAATACATCATAATCACTGTGCATTAGCATTAAGTACCAACGTATGATGATTCAGAGTACCCTTAATTCTCCACCAATAATATTGAAATTGCCCACTGTGAGCCCTGATACAACTAAAGAAACCTTTCCATTATCATTAATAACCTGAACTCTTGAATCTATAGTTCCATCTGGTTTTCTACAAGTACTACCCCATATTGTTCCAATATACTCCCTGGTTGTATTTGTATCTGCAATACGTAAGTTTAGTAATAGTAATTGCATTTCAGAATACAGTATTTGTGTACTAAAAGAACACGTTCCAGATTGTGTATCTTTTACTGGATTATATAGTCCATGTAACGTTCCATATGTATATCCAGAGTTATACTTACCACTATAATTACCTGGGATATATTCATTAACTACATTGCTAAGATGAGTTATTCTTCCTCCAACGTTAATATTTATTACTTTTTTATCAATAATCACTCCATCACCAATTTCAGACATTCTATATAATGTGTTTGATAAGTCAGAGCTAGCCTGTGTGTTTTTAAGTTCTATTACACTATATGAGAGCCCTTTATCTATAAAATAATTCTCTGGCTTAATACCTATAATGTGATTGTTTCTCTGCACTTCAATCATATTTCTTGGTTGCAACGGCTTGTGTTTAAATAGATGATTAGCCCTTCTAGGTAACATATAATTATTAGAAAAAGTTATGTGTGAATATGATTGGAAGTCAAAGCAGATGTCTCTTTCATCGCCAACATACTCTAAATAACTATCCTTTACCGTCATATCAAATATTTCACCTTTAGAAACTATTGATACACCCTGACCTTCAAATGAAGCCTTACTCATAACTAAACCAGTCACTCCAGCTTCGAATACATAACCATCCTTTGTATTTAAAGCAATCGGAGCTTCTATATTCATTAAATTACAACCATTTCTATATTTATGGCCAATGGAATTTTTTGATAATAACGGCTCTGAATTTAGAAGAACGTTGTTATTGGAGTGAAGATAAAAACAATTATTAAAATCAAAACCTAGACCAAAATTTCTAGCAATGAGGTTATCTGTCTTACAATTAATATGTAACTCTTTAAATCCGAACGCCCTTCTTCCTATCGCATTATCTACATTATTATTATTAATAACTAAATTTCTTACATAGAGATTACTAACATTTTGCGCCATAACAGGGTCATCCATGCATGACACCCACCTACCATTATCTTTTTTACCGGAAATAAACACATCACCAACATCATCAGTTGGCAAAAGAATTAATCCACCAAAATCCAAATCAATCAACTTCATTCGATCTTCAAATAATGGTAGGTAAATTGTGTCAGTTATTTTACTCCTTAACCCGGAAACACCATTAATACCTACTTTATTTTCGTAACAGTATTCTAGTGCTTCCATTAAAGCCAATGTATCATCATGTACGCCGTCACCAACAACGCCAAAATCAAGAATAGAAACAGAATCATCCAGCTTTTTATTTAATTGTCGCTTTACAGAATTTGCAGCTGGATATTTGTAGCCAATTAATGATGAACCAGTTTGTTTTTCCAATTCAATCAATACATCCGAAGCAGAACCACTCTCTGGTAAAACAGTTATTGGCTGACCATTCTCATCAAACGCTAAAATTTTATTAGCACGTTGTTCAGTGTTTGGTAACGCATTAATAGGATTATCTTTGACTCGCAACGTCTTGTTATCAATGTACTTAATACTGTTATCAACATAGTCTTTATTAGCTGCATCAGTACCTACTTTAGGCGATGCTAAATTAGCAATACAATTTCCTTTAGCATCATAGTAATTCGATAGATAGGTAGGCTTACGTAAGCTTAAAGAGAAAGTGCCCAGTGCCTTTTGAATTAACATTGTTAAATAATCAAAAGCATCTTCATGTACTTCAGCAAAGAATTTCCCCTGATTACGTAAGTCAGTTTCTTGTACAACGGGTAGGTCACGTTCTAATAATATCTTCCAGCCTTTAGATAATGGTTTATTTAAAACCACCTTACCGCCATGAAAAGAGCCTGCACCGACAATAGTGTAATCAGTACCATTCTTTAATGTTGTTTCATTGCCCTCACTGTCAGCAACGACAACAATCAAATGTCTGCCTTCAAAGATACGAAAGCGGAAATCAAAATCCGTAGTTACGCCATTCCCCACATACTCTTCATGGCTTAGTTCAGTAGATACCGTCATTGCTCATCTCCTCTGGTGTTAATGAGGATATGATACGTTCAACTATAAAATATATCCATATTTGCAATAATGGTTATCAAATAGATAATTAGATTAACCATTTAGATAAACATTTTAATACATTTACGTTATTATAGTTTGCGTGACCGTTTTCATTAGTGAGGACTTTAGCAATGGAAAAGAAGTATGAATACCCTGCACCAGCTAACTATCCAGATGTAGTGAATACCGATGAAGGCATTGAAAAGTTAATTACAAAATCAAACCTTGAAGCACTTTTAACAAAGATGGGAGAAGATGGTCATGATGTATCAGCTCCACTTGTAGAACTGATAGCAATGAGAAACTTTATAGTTCAAAAGATGAGAGGCAATAACAATATAATACCGTTGGTGGAATGTATTTTAGCTGAATTGAAGAAATGAGATATGCACCGCTTATGCGGTGCTGTTTACTCTAAATGGTCAATAATTAAATAAAAAATTGTAATAACATAACCATTTTGGTAATTTACAACCCCTTATTTATGCGCCATAGTGATATTACATCAGCAAAATCTGATGTCGGGATTGGCGTCCTGAATCTATCTAAACGGCGCATACACCGCGCAAGCGGTTTTTTTGTATGTGAAATACAGCTACATCTATTCAATGGTGGGCTGTGTGGGGGCATCGAAAGATGCGCCAGTATCCGTTTAGGCTGGTACGCCAACCCCATACAGTTCACCACCAGTAATTGGCGTTGCTAGTGGTGATTACCCAAACTAAACGGAGTAATCATTATGACTAATCAGTTTCCTATCAATTTAAATCCTGAAATCGTTGTTAACAATAGAGGTCAAGCCGTTACCTCTTCTCAATCTGTGGCTGCATTCTTTATCAAGCGCCATGATGATGTTCTAAAGAAAATACGAAACCTTGATTGCTCACCAGAATTTCATAACCGCAATTTTGCGGAGATGTCCATTAACCTAAAAATAGGCAATGGAGCCATGAGGAAAACACCATTCTTTCAAATGACTAAAAATGGATTTGTATTTTTAGTTATGGGTTTTACTGGAAAGAAAGCTGCTCAATTTAAAGAAGCCTATATTTCCGAATTTGATAGAATGGAAGCCGAACTTGCAGAAGAACGTTATTTATCAATTGGTAATTCAACAGATAAAAAAGACCTCATAGCACTTGTCGATCAACTGCAACGTACTATCCATGAAGGTGAGTTTATCCCTGCTGGGCAAGTTGCCAAAGAATATAGTTTTCCTCGTACTCGTAAAAATCGCATCGAATTACTGGATGATTTTATGCACAATCAAAAGGAAGATGTTTTATACAATCTTCTCACCTATCTAAAAAAAGATGGTCACAACGTTGATGAAGCTGAAAGAACATTGCGTTGGGTTCGTGAATTACTGTTAGAAATGAATGGTGCAATGCAAGAAATACGCACACACCATCAATATGTAGAAAGCTTGATTAGTCGGTTATAGTCATACTAGGCCCCTTTCGAGGGGCTTTATCTATAGGTACTTAAACGAATTAATGAAAGCATTAATTTTATCTTTTTTAATTGATTTTTCTTCACCTTGCGAATAGTGAACTGACAGTCTAAGCATTCTATCTTTCTGTATTGCAACATATGTTTTTTCTATTGTTGGTTTAATCAACTTACTTTCGCCACACATAGAATATTCAAGTGCTGGTAATCCACCTAATTCACTATTTTTATTAATATTTAATACCTTTATATAATCCTTTTCTAGCCAAGGAGTAGATTCTTCAATCATCATATCCACGAAAAAACTCAGAGACTTTTCCGATTTAAATTGAGCTATCATTTCGCTTGTATCGCTAAAAAACTCACTAGCCCCCTTTGGTCCATAAGATATTTGTATCTGAACTATTCCGTTACATTCCTTACATCTAAAAACATTTGCAAGATCCTGCTTTGGAACTTCATAAATCTCCCAACCGTCACTATTAACACTATAAAAATTTTCTTTCGTATATCCGTAACAAGCACTGGAAACAACTAAAAATAAAAAATATAAATATTTCATATTAGTTCCTAGAAAACTTATCAGTTACAGCACTCAGTGTACCGAAGAAAAATACTAAAATTAAAGGCCAAATGAATAATAGTATTGCCTGCCAGTATTCCCAACCCCATCCTTCTACAGCTCCCATAACCCCCATGAATGTACCAATCAGAGGAAACCATCCAATAATAGCAGCAAGTATAATAGATATAACAATATTCCAGCCTAGCCATTCATGAAAGCCCGATATTACAGCAATAATCTGAATAATGTTTAACACCCAATATACAGCCGTAAAAAAACCATTCATTTTAATTGTTCCTCTACTTGATTAAGTAACGGTGATAGATAGAAAAGATTTTGGAATGGCATTAGTTTTCTAACAGATCTCGCATCTCTATCATCAAACTCACCATTTAATACACCAGATGTAATGTTTTTAATATCACCACCAAGATCAAACGTAGGACCGAATAATGCACCAATTCCATTACGGCTTTGATAACGTGATGCTGGTGGCCCACCAAACATAGCACTCATACCATAAGTACCACCGCTAAAATTTTCAATCATATTATTGGGCTCACCAAGCCAGCCCATCATTCCTGACCAGTCTAGTCCCTCTTTCACTAAGTTAGCCGGCTCGGTATTAATATCTCTTCCTGCCATTTTGGCCTTGAGAACATAGACTAGGGATCCAAGTGCTACTTGAAGTAATGCGCCATAATAGAATGATGCGTCACCTGATTGTATGCCTGATACTAACGCCCTGTTGTGAGTAGCAAAGAAGAAAGTTTTAAACTGCATCACTATTTTCCCCACTTCTTTACTCATAAATAATGGTGTATCACCAATACCCGGAGTGATTACCGTAGTTCTTACATCTTTTAATACTGCCGCTTGGAAAGTTTCACGCACAACACGATCATCCCATAAGTGGCTATGCCCTGTTAACATGCCGTCTAAGTCTTCACCGTGTCGCTTAAACTGATCTGCTATACGCTTTAGCATTGATTCATCAATACCAATATGAGCCAGTTTCTTTATTTCTCGTTTACTTAACGAACCACCAGCATCTAAAGTGTTTGCTGCTCTCAGCACCTTAGATTGAGTAATAACACCAGACCACATTTTCATAGTATCGGTGTATTGGTTCATCAATGTAAGGTTGCCAAATTTCTGTGATGACCATTGTAAACCACGCTCTAAATAGCTACGTCTACTGTATGGATCGCTAAGGTCAGCAATCACCTTAGAGCGACTGGATAATGCATATTCAAGACCAATACCCATCTCACGTAAATCAGATTTAGCAATACGCATAGCACTGATATCAGTTAGCATTTTACCCAATGGTTTTAACGCACTACGTAAGCCATGTTGCATAATCGGACGAGCTATATCAGGCAACGATGATATTGTCATGCCACCTAATAAACGTAAGAAGTTAACGTGACGAGCCACACGACCAGCACGAACAAAGAAAGTAGATGGATCTTTAGGTGCGCCATAAGTTCCTAACAGACGGTCACGCATAGCACGAATATCACGTAAATCCGCCTCTCTTCGTGCTTCTAATCGACTACGTTCTTTAGGTGTGGTTGCATCAGCAATAAGCTGGTTGTATTCCTCTGTAATCGCTTTGATTTGATTATCCATATCAACACGACCAAATTTAGCCGTGAGTTCAATTTCAGGCGCAACTTGGCGAATATAGTTTTCCATCACATAGTTAACATCTGATTCGAGATAGTCTTTAATGCGTTCATCAGGAATGTTAAGCGTTCTATCTTTTGTAAAACCAGCGCGTTTAACTAACCCATCAGGGAGCAATTCACTTGGTACAATGCCTGACGGTGCCCCGATAATTTTATTAATGATATCATCTGCTGCAGCATCTAATTCTTCACGCTCTAAAGGTGTCATGCGATTTAATGCCGATTGTCTAATTCTGTCATGACGAGTTAATGAATTCGCTGTTCGTGTTAAACGACGATGTTCACTTCTAAACTTGCGAGGGTTATCAAGAATATCAACACTACGTTGTAAAGCAGGTAATTTATTCTCAGCATCATTAATACGTTGTAACTTTCGTTGTAATGTTGCCTGTCTTCTTGTTTGTGTTTTATTTAGCTTAGTAAGGTTAGAAATTGAATTTAGCTCAACTTCTACCGCGTTCTTTTCATTAATGATTTTTTGATATTTATTAATATCATCCATTAGTAATGATTTCTTACCTGACCAACTCTCAGCTTCTTTAATCTCAAGCCCTAAGCGTTCAGCTTGTGGCGAAACGTTACGTGCTTTATCAATACCAATTTCAGCACGATCAAGGCTACCCTTTGCTTTATTTACAGCAGTTTGATTAATCTCTTCTAACCAGTCAGCAATGATTTTTTTAAACTGAGTACGATCACTAAGAATCTTGTCAAACTTATAAATACGAGGGAAATAGCTTTGTGCAGTTGTCACCTTTACACCTTCACGCAAGATCCCTAATTCAACCATTCTATCTTTGGTTGCTTCGACAATAGGTCTAATAGAACGTGCCGCCTCTGCCACTTGTGGTATTGCATGAGTATCACCATTGCGCATGGCATCACCAATAGCCTCACTAAATTGGTAATAGCTCATATTACGGCCACCAGATTGACGATACTGTTTAAAGTGGTCTTTCGTTGATTCTACTTGCTTATAAACGAGTGTTTCATAACCTCTAACTTTTGTTTCAACAGCGGTAAATGTCGCAATACCTTCTTCATTTTTAGCAAAGGTAAAGTTATTTTCTGTGAGTTGTTGGTTAATTTGACGTGCTGTTTTAGAGGGAGATTGAGCGACACGACCAACAGGACTCACATTCATTGTGCTATTAATAAAAGAGGGTCCTTTTAGTGTCTCTTGTTCAAGTGTGGTATTAGCAACTTCCGCAGCACCAATGCTTCGATCACTAGATTGATTGGCTGGTGGATTATTACTTGGCTGAGGTTCAATAATGTCATTTCTAACTTTATTAATTAACTCACCTCGATTTCTAACTAATTGCGCCGCTGAACCTAAGGTTCCGCCTATCATGGCATCCAGAGTAACGTTAATCGCACTCTCAGTTAATGTTCGTGTTTCTTGGGTACTATGTAATGCCATTTCAGAAGCTACGCCACCAGCAGTATTTGCCAATGCAAACTTGCCTGCTGTTGCACCAACACTGCCACCTTTTACTATTGCACCACCTGGTATCATCATTGCAGCGACATTAATTGGATCAATAACCCCCATAGCAATACTACTCACAATACCGGCACCGCCTGAATCCATTAATTGCTGTCTGTCGTTTTTCTCACGATCAATACGTTGTTTTATTGCAGCGGTTTCTTGAGGAGAGTTTGAATGAATAAAGGCATCAGCATAGTCTTCATAGCCTGAAAGCGTTAATTCATCTTCAAATGGGTTATAGCCGTCTACATCTTCAAATTGATTAAAAGGTGCAGTAGCAATCAAGCTACCCACTGAGTTATCGATACGAAACGCTGCATCACGTAATTCTTTAGTTTGCCGTCTATCATCAAGCGGATTAATAGGGTCATACCAAGACGGTGAAACATTATCACCGTAAGCAGGTTCTGGTTGCTGAACAGCATTAATATCCGCAGATAAAATATCATCAGGTTGTTGTTCGTAAATAGGCATCAGTCTTTATCCCAAGAAAAATAATTATTGAATTTATTTACTCGCTCATTGTGAGCTTCTTTATATTGCTCACGGATACTTTGACGACGTTCATCAAATTCTGAGCGCGATTTATCCAATGCTTCTTCTCGTTCCCTTTTATCCTGTGCTTCCTTAACGCTTTGTTGGCGTTTTTCCATTACCTCTTTATACATTGGTGATGATGACTGTTCTGGTTTAAAGCGAATAGGCAAGCCGTTATCTCCCGTGTATGGGCGATAAATAGGGATATCATCACTACCGGTTTGTTTTATCATTATGCCGTAGCTGTAATCTCTGGGAGTCACTGCATCAGAGACAATAACTATTTCAGTGCCAGAAGAAGCGCCACCAAATGACTTAGACATTAATTGCTTTTTCTCTTCTTCCCATTGACCCGCGATCCAATTGCCAGCACCCGATTCATTAATACCGTATACGGCTTCTGGTGCATAACGCATAACTTCTTCACTGCCATTAATATTTGATACCGCCCACGTTCTTTTAATTTGAGCGTTAGTCATTTTCTTGGCGAGTTCTGCATCACCGCCTGTTTCAGCAAAGTTAGCGTCATACAGTGTTTGATAGTCACGTAAGTAAGCGCCATTTTGAGTACCAGGCTTACTGACGTTTGGTGAAGAAAATGGTTTATACCAAGGGTAAAAATCATTGATATTAGATTGTGCTGCCTTATCTCTATCCTTGATATATCCTTTATCCCTGATTTGAGAAGCGATCATTTGCTTAGTACGTTCATCTTGTTCAAATGTCGTCTTAAATGCAGTTTCTACCGCTTTATCATCAGGCATACCCGCACGACTTAAACTATATACTTTTGAGTAATACGCCATTGTGCTTGATGGAATATCAGTCGCTGATGCCGGATTGTTATCAAATATCTGCCCATACATTTTCGCGATAGGAAGAACAACTTCAGGATCTTTAGACGTTGCCCCCATATTCAATACAGACTTAACTTGTGATGGGATAATCCCTGTTCTTGCTGTAAGTTCAGCAACGGCATTTAAGCTATTATCATCACGTAAATTAAAGCTCTGCTGAATATGTTGTTCAAAGTAATCATCTGCTGCCTGCTGATTATTCTTATCATTAGGATCAAGCGGAAAGTTATTTTGTATTGAAAGTTGTAATCGGTTAGCTGCAAACTGTTTATCTTGTTCCTTGATATTACCTTCAACGAACTTACCAAATTTCTCCCAACGTTGAATTTTGCTTTCGTAGTTTGCTTCACCCGTTTGAGGTCTAATTTGTGATAACAAAGCTTGCTGTGCTTGTGGAGACATCTCTTTAGCTGCTGACATAAAACCAGCATAACGCTTAGCTTCTTGCATATCAGCAGACATAGCTGAACCTTTGTCATAGCCAAACGCAGAGATTAATTCATCATGAGTAGGCGCATTAGGTGCTTCAAGTCCTCTTTCCCATGCTGCGTAAGAGTCAGCTACACGAGAACCGAATTGTTGCTGTAATTCACCTTGTTTTTGCTTACGTAGCTGTTCTGCTTGTCGTAAATATTTTGCTTGGTCAGCTTCATCTAATGCATCGAAAGCGGCAGATCCAGTTAATAGTTTGGGTGCTTCAGATGTCGTTTGTAATTCAACAAAACCAAGTGCTGACTGTATGCCTGTTGCTATCTGCTCATCAGTGTAATTAACACGGTTACGCCCATTCTCTTTATACATTATCGCTGTCGATAAATGCGTTAAGGTATCTAAATTCGTTAAATCTAATGGCTGATTAGGTGCAACACCGAGGTAATCAGATACATACTCAATGTATGCCTGTGTATCATTATTATCTTCTGGTGGCGCCCAACGATTAATGATCTGCTCTAGTGTAACAAAACCTTGTCGAGCATAAGAAAGTAAATTTTTACCTAATGCTCTAATTCCGTGCTCAGGTGTGGCAAACTTAGCAAATGCACCATCATCACCGGTTTGCCCTACCCATTTATTGCTAGATATACGAATATTACCAGGGTTGTTGTTTCTAACACCTCTTGTATCACCGTTACTAGGTGTATACATATTCTCTTGCTGTTTATGCAGATTATCAGCGTAAGCAGTTGCATCTTCTGGGTTATCAAAAATTCCTAAGTGCTTACCTGTTTGCTCGTATAACGCAATGGCTTCATCATCAGATAACAGCTTGCCATCGTCACTTACGGTAGGTATTAGCACTTCACCATCATCAGTACCAATAGAAATCGTTCTTACTGTACTAATTGAGCCGTCTTCGTTTTTAACTGTTGGTCTATTGAGTAAGTTAATATTGCCCTGCTGGGTCATTCCTTTAACTTTACTAACAGTACCACCATAGAACGCATTATTTCTGGTAGCACCACCAAGGCTTGAAGGTTCTCCATTTCGTTCTAAGAACCCCATATAATCAGCACCGAGTTGATTTTCAATCGCTTTACGAGCAGTTGCCACTTTGAATTCTTGTTTCTTGGCGAGGATCTGCTCTTCACCCCAACCGTGTGATAATCCAAACTCTTCTATTTGCTGAAACACTTGTTTATGTGCAGAGATATAAGCCTGATTATCACCGTACATTGATGCGGCAGACTCTGCATTTAATGTTAGCGTTGATTGAAACTGATCTTGTTCATAAGCTTTGATTTGCCCCATCTCATGACGATTCGCTTGTGATGCAAACTGAACACCCATTTCTTGCGCTTGTTGCATAAAGCTTTCTCGAACAATATCGTCAGGTAATGTTGATGATATTTCACCAGCATAATCACGAAATGACTGCTCATACTCAGACGCTTTACCAATCGCATTTTTACCTTGTTGAGAAAGTAATCCATTTTGTGGATCGGTCATCAGTTCGTTGGCTTTCTGTCGTAGCTGTAATGCGGCATCTTGCGCCAGTGCAACGTTGGCTCTTTGTTTTGCTTCTGCAAATAAACCGACATATTGCTCACCAACACGACCAAAGCCAGCGCCAAAAGCATCAGGTGATGATTGAACAGAAAACCCATTATTTGGTAACTGCTCAGGCATAACCGTTCTATTATCGTATGTAGGAACCTTTGGCATGATTAAAATCCTTTTGGTGCTTTAGCAAATGTCTTACCCGCTTTCGCAGCACCTGAGCCACCACCACCGAATGGACTCCATGTACCACCAGCCAACTGATACGCGCCATAAGCTTGAATAGGTGCTGTTAATAACGTTGTCATTGCACCCATATTGCCTGAGCGTCTTGCCATTTTTGCATTAAGGCGATCATTTTCAGCTTGCATACGATAGCCATACGCTTCACGAGAAGCGTTATTAACCATAGTTAACGCATCAAGCTCACCCATTGCGGCAGTATCACCCAAAATATCTAAAGCACCCGCAGTACTTAAATCAATGCCACTGGCTGACATTGTTGCCGCCTGTGTGCCGGCTAATTGGCGAGTACGTCTACGCTGTTCTTGTGCCTGAACGTTTCCTTTATTAATTGCATCAAGCGCAGCATCTTCATTAATTTTGGCGTTTTGATTGGCCACTGATGCTTGAAATTTACCATCGGTATATTGTCCGTATGCTTGCAATGCAGAAGTACCAATCACTGCAGCTGCTAATGTTGTTGGTTCACACATTATTTAGCCCTCAATGTAAAACGATGGAAAGGTAACTGAAGTAAACCTGCTGGCTTTGCTTCTTCAATCTGAAACCCCAACCAATGGAGCCAAGCCTTAGCAATATGATTACGTTCATCGACATAATTCATCAGTGTTGGGTATTGCCCTAACATCTGTTTTAAAATGGGTTTACAGCGCCGTAGAAAGGTTTTCTGGTGTTGCTCTAATAAGTCAGTTCCTGCCAACCAAGGAACACCTAAACCAGTAAGTAATGAGCCAGAAGCAACACCAAAAATAGTCACGACCTCATCATTAATAATGCCGGCATAAGCTTTAGTAGAAACAGATAAGCCATGCCGTAATACCTGTTCAGGTGTTTGCATTGACATAGCGTAGAACTCATCAACATCAGCTTGTCTTACATATGGCAATAAACGAACAATATGTTCATGAGTGGCAGGAATAATTTGTACATGATGTTTTTTCATATCAGAATCCACCAGCATCAATACGCGGAATAACAGAGAGCACCGCTAAAGGTAACGGATCAACCTGTCTAATAAAGACACGTCCGTTTTTGCTCCAATCTGCATCTAAATTAATTTCAACAATACCTGTGGCATCATCAACAGGATTGTCGTAAAACTCGAATTGACGTTGAGGATACTCATATAGCCGTTCTTTTTCAGTACCAGCCCAAATCCCCCGACTACTATTTACAATTAAGCTGGCAACCTTAATAAGCTTCTTCTTATCAAGTAACGTTTCTTGCCCATTGATATGGATATCAAGCGTTTCTAATTCACTGGTAATAGGTAATCCGATATGTACTACGGATGATGGCGTATCAATTTCCACTGAACCATTGATGACAATGGCCTGCGGTGAAACATTAGCATCGGAAAGAATATTAACTGTCTTACCTTCAAGATGATTTAAGCCAGCAAAGCGATAGCGGGCTATGCTCCATTCAGTAGTGGGCGTATTTTGTAATGCTGGTGGAATATTGCGATTAGCAGAAATAACCACTTGATTTTCAGATATATATTGAACAATCTTACAGCGAAGCTCTTTGTGCTCATTATCTTCAAAATAAGGAATATTGACGGCACTACCAATATCAGAAGCACTAAAGACCGGATTGCCTGAAATCACTAATTGATAGTTTTCTTGATAGTTCCACTCACCCGCTCCACCAGTGATAGTTGCTGTTTTTGATATATCAGTATTTCTACCGTCATAACTTAAGCCAGAATCCACAAAGAAAGCATCTTCTGTACGAGTAAATAAACGGCTAGCCAAGCGCTCTACATACCGAACCTGTTTACCGTTTACTGTACGCTGAACAATAAAATAGGCTGAATCTTCATTGCCTTCACTGATCGAACACGTTGACTCAAATTTCCCTTCTGTCGATTGTGGTGCCCATGCAAAAACTTGTTGTTCTCTTAAATAGGTTAAAGCCAGCATTAACCCATCGTCACGTATGCACCATGCAATAGAATATGGAACCGTAGTAAATGACCAATCAACAATGCGGTGACGTTGAAATAGGTGATTTGCCAACATAGTTAAGTCAGTGCCTTGATACCCATCGACATCAAAGGAATACGATAAATCACGCACGGCACTACCTTTCTCTTGTATATAAAGCGCAATGTTCGCAACAGAGATTGGCGGCAAATCACTTGAACCGTTAGCACCTTGTGATGACATTGAAAAACTGGAAGGTGTAAGCACTTTGTTCTGATCGCCTGTTATTTGATATTCACCGCCTGAGGTCAATGCCACCAGCGAACCGACATCAATCAAATGGCGAATTTCATTAACTTGACGACCTGCATACGTGTAGATGATGCGATCATCATCTTGAATAGGATTATTACGCCCAAAGTCTTTATAGTCACCGCTACGACTAGCCCATATCGTTTGTGGGTAGGCACGAGAGCCAGCAAAGAATAAACGTTGTTGATAATAAACAACGGTGCTTGGATAACCATCAACATCATTCCACACTGCACGCGCCCATTTATGGCTTGCATTATCTTCACCAACGGCATTGGATGGAATATAAGAGATCACCTTTCCTGTGGCTGTTTTTCCATCTTCACTTACAGTTTCAATTTTTACGATACCAAAACCACTATGCAGATATTCCCACTGGATCCCTGTATCCCCCCCCCAACCATCCCAGCTCATTCCTTCAGTATGAGACGGTCTTAGTGTTCCTGTTTTACCGCCACTATTGGCACGATAGTAATTACTGTCAGCACGGCGTTGATCATTGAGGTTAGTTGTTTTATCTGTCTCCCATACCGGAACCGCATCAATATCACGTTGCTCTAAATAGAACTGTTTGCCTATTTGCTCGGTACCAAAAATATCATGCGTAGACGTTAACGTAATTTGCCCCGTACTTGCACTGGCATAAACTTTCATTGCCTTATCGGTATTGATATCTTCAAAGGGGCCGTTTTTGGTTTCAACGGAGACTAACTTCCAATCATCATGATCGTAACGCTGTAACTCCATTGGTGGATAATCAGTATGAACAATCGTCATAACATCGGCTGATTGCGTATACTTCAAATCAAACAAATCAGCTTCTTTATAAGGTGTCGCTAATTCAAACACTTCGCCTTTATGTTCACCATCAGCATAGAGAACCTGCCCACCATCTTTAAATACGCGAATATAACGATCACCAAACTCTAACGCATAGGTTTGTACGGTGCTGAATTGAAAAGGAATAAGGCGAGACTTCTTATTTTGATACTTTGTTTCAGCAATAAATCGTGTGCCTGGTCTATTCTCAACGCCACCATATTGACGAACAATAAAGTTATGGCACTTGCGCAGTGCAGTTGAATACTTCGCAAGATCAACACGCCCATATAAGCTTGGTGCAATTTCACCGCCTGAAAAACTAGGTTGAATAAGACTAAATGGCATTATGACAACCTCGCTTGTGTGAATTCATCCATATAATCAGTTGGCTCTGCTGACTCACTTAATGAATGTGCGGCCGCACTTTTAATAACACCTTGATAAATTTGTAATGCCTCACCACCAATACCCGCATTTGATGCCAATGGACGAGCCAATTCAGCCGCTAAACGCCATGCAAGGGCATCTTTAAATAACGCATCAAACATATTGACGTCAGTAATACGCGCAACATACTCAAGCCATGCACTAGGATGATCAGTAAAAATTAATCGACCAGTGCCGTTTTTATCTGAACCAACATGAAAATGGATTGCTGTATCTGGTCTACGGTACTTTTGATGAGGTTCGACAATGCCAATGGCTTTTAGACAATCATTAGGATAGCGATAGGCATACGCCCAATTAGGTGGGGGATTATTTGTATTAGCTAATGCCACCTTTTTAGTCGCAAAGTTCCAAGGGAAATCGGCCAGCACACTATCACGGCATTGCGCATAATGAAGATTGCATTGAACGGCTTCTTTGCTGGCTTCAGTCATACTATTAATTGAACGACTATTACCAATGCGACTTAATGCAATATTGCAAATTTCAATTTCTGAGGCCATTACTCACCTCCATCAAAAAGAACATCTGCCGTTGATTTTGTGTCGCCTGCACCTAAAGCCAGATCGGTTATTTGTAACTCTACATATACTGACTTCTTACCTTCACGTTCATTAATGGATTTAGACAGTATTTTGGCAACAGCAGACAACTCAATACTTTCACCAACATCAGGAATAGAAACGCCTAGTTTTTCTATTGTGTCGTTTTCAAGTGAAATACGTAGCCCGTATGGATATTCTTCACGAGTTTCTTTTTCACCTTTGGCATTTTCATAAGTTTCGGTGCTGGTTTTTAGATTGGTTAGTTTCATTGGATATCTCTCGGCTCAAGTAGAAAATAAAAAAGGGGCTTTCGCCCCCTTTATCATCGGGGGTTAAACCCCAAGTTCTTTCCGCTTTTCATCTATTGCGGTGCGCATTTTATCTGCGCCCATATTGTGATGAGGTGCTTTACCAAATAGCTGGGTATATTGCTCACGAAGCGCATCTAGGCTTGAATCAATCGCCACACCTGAACCGCTTACAGCAATATTACTTATGCCTTCACCAGTATTATCACCAGCCCCATCAGCCACACTATGAGTATTAAGTCGAGCATCAGCGCCACCAATTAACGCTAAGTTATCGCCAGCTATACCGTCGTACTCAACCTCTTCACCGATTTCAAGTAGACGCCCAGCGATAAATGATTTTTTTAAAACCTTATATCGTGACATGTCACACCTTATTGAGTTACAGCATCGTAAATAGGATGAGCATCAACAGTTAGGTTAATACCCGCAGTGAACTTACCCGCCGTTAATGGCCCTTCTGCAACAACATATTGCAGGCGCAGGTACTTCAGAACGCCTTGAGGTACTTTCGCCACAATACGTTTACCTGCATTTAAATCAGCAATTGGTATTGCCACTGATTCAAAGATAGATTTAGCATCAGAGAATTTATCGTCTGTCGCGGTTTCTAACTTAATTTGAACCGTCGCTTCACCTGATGCTTTAGCCTGTTCAGTCACTTGTGCAAACAGCTCTAATGGCTCACCAATACCGATATCACGAAATGCGCCATGCACTGGCGTTAAGTCGATAATTTGCTTACTTACAGCAGATGCAGTAACCGCCTGATCCAGTGAAAAAAGCGTTTCTTTATCTAAAATCATTTTGACTATCTCCAAATAAATGAAAGTTAGCGGAGCCGTTAAACGATACCGCAATAACTTATTTCACCTGATCTTCAGTCGTTAAGATGGCATCAACACGGCGAACAGGAATTTCATCGAATGAAACAACTTTCTTACCGGCAACTTCTGCCATGGAAATATTGACGTTTTTGCTGTTTTTAATTTGACGACGCATCCAGCTACGAATTTGCTGGTTACAATAAAAAACAGGACGCCCCATAGAAAGGTTAGGGATCTTCTCAATTGCTTGAATAAACAAGTCTGGTAAATCGAGTGTGTCCGCTTTTTCTGGATCTTTACCAATTTTAGATAAATCAATATTGGCGATACGGACAACATAGCGCCAGTCACGAACTGAGATACCATTTTTCCATTGGAAGTGAGTACGAAAGCCTTGGTATTTACCTTTGTTCTCATCTTCTAAAGTAACTTCACCTAAATGATTTTGCTCTAAACCTGCTTTAGAACCTTTAGGGAAAATACCGTGAACCGTGTTTTCACCCCATACGACTAACCACACAGAAGTTAAGTTACTGCCAGTACCACCAGCATCAATGATGTTGACTGCATTCTTTGCTTTCATGTCGTTAAAGCGTGCGGCTAAACCTGTAAAGCGCTGAGGATGAACCGTAGCATCACCATAAATAACTGTTTCAGCCATTTGCTGGTTCATTGACTCTAAGAATGCAATTGATTCAGACAATAGAAATTCATTCTTTTGTCCGTTCAAATTAGCAAGATCTTTATCAACCTCAGAATAGGTTTCAAGCATACCAATCGCATCAGTAACCTGAGCTGTAGTTGATTTGCTTGGTGGTACACCATAATTAAGCAAACGCCATGTTGCAGATGGTAAACCAGTACGAACAGTTGTACGGTGACCCGTTGGTAAGTTACCTTCAACGAAAACCATATCATCAAGAATTTCATTAGACTGATTCAGCAATTCGACGATCTTCGCTTGCTTGCTGTCAGGGCCTTGTCGTTTAGCCCAATCAACGAGAGTTAAAGCAGGCATGTTATTTCCTCTTTGTTATCCAAATAAAACATCAGCAGCACTTTTACTGCCGTTACTGTTGCCAGTGACAAGACCGTCCTCTGACATTGCTTTGCCTATCTTGGCAAAAGCCCGAATAATCTCTGGGTGATTACCTAACCCTGTTTCTGTTAAATACAATTTCAAATCATCAGAACCATAGGTATCTAATGCCTTTTGTGCTGCACCAATAGACTCATTTGATCCTAATTCTTCATCTGCTTTAACAGTTTTAACCCATTGCTCAGTCTGCTTTTGCCAACCATCATTGATTTGTTTCTGAATAGCAGGCATGATTTTAGAGCCATAAACATCAACCAGTTTTTGCGCTTGTTCGTTGTTTAAATTCAGCTCACGAGCAATCGGCTCAAAGACTTCTAATGCACCTTTATCAAGCTCTTGCCCTTCTTCTGGTGCTTTAAATTCATACTTTTCAGGCGCACCTACATCTGATTTATTGGCATCATTTTTCTTATCAGCCGGCTTGCCCTGCTCTTCACCATTCTCTTTTTCAGTGCTTTTATTAGGATCATCACTGTTTGCTGGTGGCTCATTTTTATCTGTTGCTGATGTTTCCTGAGTAGGTTCCGTTGCTGTACCGCCACCGCCTTCACATCCCTCGCTGTGTTGCTCGTTATACAAACGACGCATAATTAATTTCTGCCATAAGTTCATGACTGTTTCTCCCGTTGTTAAACGCTTGGTGTAGCTGCTTCATTTGCCATTTGCGCATAAAGCTCAGGGCAAACTTGGTGTAATTTATTGAAAACTTTTAACCCATAGTTACGCTCGCCCTCTCTAAATGCCATTGCATAGGGATCGTTAGAAAAAGAGCTACGAAATACGCCAGAGTCAGAAATCAAACGCCAAATAACAGCACGCCCAGCTTCTGTGGACATAACCTCTTTTAGCTGTTGTTCTTCTTTCTCTTGCCTATTTTTTTGTTGAATATCGTATTCAGTGCGAGCAATTCTCTCGTCTTCATACGCATCGAATGGATGTGTCATTGAGCACCTCCACCAGCCATAGCGGACAAGGCACTATCATTATCAAGATTGGTATCACTGAGCGTTTTAGCACCATCAATAGCGGACTGAGCCATTTGCATCTGAGCCATTTGTTGTTGCTGTGCTTGTCGTTGTTGACGTATGGCTTGTACTTGCTCATTGGTTGCAACGATAGTTGGAGAGACACCAATAGCAGACGCATAATTATCAATGGCATCATCAGCATTAAGCTTATCAAGGGCTTCAGGCTTAACTTTTGCCAGATTTCCAACAAAGCCAGCAAAGCGTTCGATACTGCCAATGCCAATCGCTTTCTGCGCCTGAGCCATTACAGAAATGTACTCAACCTTTAGATCCATTCCCTGCATTTCATCAGGCGCAATGGGAAGTAAATTTTTGTTTACCAAGATTGAGAAAGTGCGATTAATCAGTTTGTCGAGTAACTCAGAATCAAGGCGCTGGAGAACAGGCCCTAATTGCAATAGCTTCTCTTCTCGCATCTCAACAACGGCTTCAATCGGCATAGAGCGCGTATTCACCATTTGCATCATGCGGAACAAATCAACAAAGTAAGCGGTATCAATCAGTTGACGGGTATCTTGAACATCTTCAAGTAGTGCTTTCAATGCTACGGGTTGAACATCAAAAATCGTTTGAATTTTATTAGTGGGATTGGCCTCATCAAGATAGTTAATGCCACCGGGTATGGTATTTACCCGTTGGTTTTTTAATGAGGCAGGCACTTGTAAAGGTGGATTGGTCAGCTTATCAATCATCTGCGCTTTACGTTTTTGCATTAATTGAAGTGCTTTAGTGCCACCTAGCGCCAACATACCGGGGCAAGATGAGCCGTAAACATCTTCACCATTCACTTCCCAACGTGGCGCCATAATAGGAAATTCATCATAGCCAGATTCATGTAACACTTTCTCGTTATCACCCGCCACTTCAAGATAAACGGATTTAAAAGGCTTGTGCTTCGCCTCTAACTTTCCTGTTTGTCGTTCAAGGTTTGGATATACGGCATGAACCACTTCAACCCATTGGCTGTACTGACTTGAATTCCACATTGATTTAACAGTATCGCTGACACTATCAGTCCCGAACTCCATCACCAACTGGCGAACGGTCATCGTAAATTTGCGATAACAAACATCAACACTCAGGCTTGGGCTATTCGCAATGTAGTAACTGCCAAGAGGGAAATGAACGGTACGGATAATACGCTGGCTATCTTCAACAACGGCCATTGCAGCAGTGCCAAAGGTGCCTAAATCGCCATACATCAACGGTAATGACTGATAGAGGTTAGAACGATTGAACACTTCGTTCATACGTTGTTCAGTGGTTTCTAGCCAAAGTTTTACAGGACCATAATCCATTAAGTCAGGATCAGGTGTTGCTAAACGAAACCAAGGACGAGCAGGACTTGTAATACCTGACATCATGCCACTGGAAAGTACCGATGAAGCTAAAGACGCCGTAGGGTCAATGATCTTACTATTACGGCGATCACCTCGATTAACATCAGACGCAGTAAAGCGCGTACTACGAGGACGAGTGAAATCTGACAATTCACGCCAATGCGGTTCAAATGAACTACGCTCTGTTTCCAACTGATTAAGTTGTTGCAGTAGCTGTTGTTTCAATGGCGTTGACATAGTCACCTCTTATTGACCAAGTAAGGTTTTACCGCTGGTGGATGCTGAACTTGTCGCACCCTGCGCACCTGTTAGTAACGTAGACTTACGACCTGCGGCTGCACGGCGACGACGCATTTCATCATCACGACTACCCGTTACTGCCGCATCTTGTTCTTGGGGTGCTGCCTGAACTGGTGGAGGAGTAGTAATTTTTGGAGTTGAGCCTAATCCGCACATAATTCACCCATATATTAAATTAACCAATATTGCATATTAAATTAATAATACATGTTATTTGACAATATTGAAAATTATAACTACCATTTTGGTTATGCAATGCCACTGCATTTTTTCTCGGTATTGTTACCACGACAGCGTGCTTTACCTTAGGACTGTTTGCCCTCTACTCCAGAGGGCTTTTTTTATGCGAATGGATCGTAATCTGAATTGCTGACATTAACGCCAGAATGAGGTGAGGAATAATTTCTATCTATTTTGGTGACTGGATAGGCGAACGTCAGCGCGAGCGCATCACCTTTACCCGGTGAACGACCAAGACGCTTTTTAATTTCTGTTTTATCTTCTAGTACAATCTTGCTATCGATAACACGAACTTTGTATTCACCACATGACAAATCATCTGCGGTTTCCTGATCATCAATAGCCCCACCAATTTTTAGCCATGTCTTAACGCTGTTATACATTTCACCGCGTTTGTTTAGCATTTGTGGATCTGTTGATGCACCACCAAACTTAACTAAACGCCATACGCGCCCCCAACTTGTTCCAATAGAGTGAATACCAGTACCATATCCAAAGTCGATATGCACAGCGTCAGCCTTGTATTGATCTTCAAAGTCAGCAATACGCTTTGCCATAACAACATCATCAGTTGTTTTAAAGCCCGTCCACAAGCACTTACTGAATAAACCTTGGCGTAAATAAATGACTGCATCATCAATACCTGAATAGGCGGGGTCAACACCAATAATTACTGGAGCATGAGCAACTTCTGCCTGTGTGACAATGCGCTTCATGGCTTCATCAGTTAAACCTGTTGGGATAAACTGTAGTTCTGATGCTGATGGGAACACACCACGAACACGGACTTTAAAGAAGTCGCTATCTTCGCCGTAATCCTCTTCCCAATTTTTAATCTGCTCTTTGTTGCTACCTTCAACGGTACGGCTATCAATCTGCTTGGTATTCCAACGATGTTTAAACTTACGAAAGCACTCACGAAAGCGCCCTGTGTTACGGGTTGGGTTACCAAATGCAATCCAAATGATTTCGGTACCTTCATCCGTTAACGCTCCTTCTGCCACTTCCCATACCAGATCGGCAATGTTAGACGCTTCATCAAACACGAGGATAATACGCTTGCCTTTGTTGTGAAGTCCTGCGAATGCCTCTGTGTTGTTCTCTGACCACGGTACCGCATCAGCACGCCAAGCATTAGCATGATTAGGATCGTTTGAGTAGATAGCTGTCTTAGTGCAAGTAAACCAATTATTAGTTAGTGATAGGCGTTGCCACTTCGCTATTTCTGGCCACGTTTTAGTACGTAGCTGATTTTCGGTGTTGGCAGTGACGACTACCTTACAATCTTCGCAGGTATCCATACCCCACTTGATGATCATTGAAATAAATGCAGATTTGCCGATACCATGACCAGAAGCACGAGCAAGTAATAATGGCTGATGGCGTGTCTTTGGATTGCGTAGATGTTCACCGATTTCATTTAATGCTTCGGCTTGCCACTGACGAGGACCATTGTATTCTTCAAGCTCTCCACCAGCTTCACCCCAAGGAAATGCGTAATACGCATAACCTAATGGATCATGCGTAAATGATGCGATATCTTCAATGAGTTGTTCTTCTGGTGATTTCTGCAAAGCTTCTGACATTACTCAACGCTCCCTTGCTGAGCACGTTTACGAGCAGATGCCAACTTATCAGCCAATGATACATTTACATCAACCTGTACTCTGTCTCTAAAGGCATTGATATCAACGTGCTTACCAATCAACTCAAGCACCTTGATTTTATCCAGCAACTTCACTTTTTTAATGCGTGTATCACCGTCAATATCAATGATATCGAATGCAGCAACACTTTTACGCCAAATAGGTGACCATTCAGATATTGGTTTAATATCGCCTTTCTCATTGAGAATATCGGCAATATCCGCATCAAGCATATCAACCAAACGCCTGAGTACATTGTCAGCACTCATCTTGGTGCGCTTATTGCGCTGTTGCATAAGTTGAGCAATACGCTCTTGAATACGGGGATCAGCCATTAGTTGTGATGCGCGCTTGCAAGCACTGCCAGATGCATATCCAGCAGAGATTGCAGCATCAGTTTGATTATCGGGGGATTTGATATATTCCTGACAGAAACGCTCCATCTTGTCGTTGATAGGCGTTGGCTGTCGTGCAGGTTTCTTTCTTGGTCTTTTGATAGTCATAATCATCACCTCTTTGGTTATTATGACAATCACAAAGATAAACTTCAAACCATATAAGGTTTTGATTGTTTAGTATTACAATAACTCATCACTGAATTACATAATTTTCTATATTCTTCAATCACTGGCTTATTTTTCATAAGGAAAGATTTTACAAAATCAATTTTAAAATTACTATCTAAGAACCCCTCAAAACCTACTACGATAAATTCATTAAAATGATCAATACATATTCTTAAATCAATTATATAATTTGTGAGTTTTGGATCTACTCTTGATATATCAAGTAAATATTTTTCAATTATTTTTGATGAATGTTTTGATATAAAAAAACACTTATTATCAATATCTTCATCATCATAGCTAATAAAAATATCTTTGAACGATGTTTGAATATTTAGTCTAATAACTTGATTGTCTTTTAGCTTTTCATAAAACAATATAAAATCCCTAAAAGGTCTACTATTTGCTTTAACCTCTTCATAAATTAGCGTTTTCAAAGCTCTAAGTTCATTACGTTTATTTTTTCTTCTCCTTACCCATTCAAAGCATTCTTTAACTAAAAATAACCATATAGCTACAGCTGTTGTGATAGGTATAAATTTATCCATATATATCTCCTTTTTTCCTCATTCTACCTTCAACATCATTTCACGCCAGCCCTTTGTTACCCAGCATTTAGTATCACCTGATAAACAGCATTGCTGAACGGGTAACTGTTCGCCACAACGCTCACACTTACGCTTAGATAGCTCCTCAGCTTGTCTCTTATACTCTGCATCATCTTTACGGATAAGCATCTGCAAGTATTCAACAACATCATACGGTTCACGACCAGGTATACGCAGAACACAATTACGCTGTAACATCTCCAGCTCTTGATTATCCACCAGTAATTCAATCTTTGTTACGCCAAGTTCCTTTTGGCGTTTACGTTGTAGTGCCTTACGTTCAGCAGGTGATTTAGCCATTAACTAGCTCCTCAGGCACATCGACTTCACCACCTAACACCACAGCGACAGTAGCGCGACAAATTGCCTCTTGAGGTGTATCGCCATCGTAGTAATCATCTTGTAAGTAATTACAGATAGCAGACCATGCAATTTGATAATGCCCGAAATCGTTACTCAACATCTCATTGATCAGTTCAATAGCGTAAGTCTCAATAAACTCACCACACTTTAACCAGTCGCTAGATGGGCTATATACACAGTTATTAGCATCAACAATAAACTCTTTGCCAATACGAACATCAACGCCAATAGCTTTACCTACCGCCCAATCAAGCGCTAATCCTTTTAGTTTTGAGGTTTTAATTTTCATCATTTGCCCTTGCGTGACATGTCACAACTGTTTGATTTGTTGAATAAGCCTAATAGCATCAATTTCTTGGCTCATAATTTCTTCCCAAACTCATTCAACGATTAATTAACTCAGTCACTAACTTAACGAATGGTAATAAGTTCATGATTTTCTGTATTTTCAGGTAACGTTACCCCTATCTTTCCCTGCTCACCCCAAAGCTTTGACGCGCTGATATTCCACACCCTGCAATCTTCATCAAAGATGGCGTCCATAACGGCTTTAATCAGGTTGTCGACATCAGGACGTTGCTGGTGGGGTTTACCATTCATCTCAATGCGTTTCTTCTTGCTCCATGATTTAGGCATAGGGATAACAAACGTTAGGTGAGCACCGCTTTCAGGTAACGTAAAACGGTTAGCTCTCATCTCGTCACAAAAAGCGTGGTACTTAACGACAGCGGGTCTTTTCTTCCATGCGTCACACTGTGTCATACGTGGCTTTGGTACAGGGTTGATATAATAAATTTGCTGTTTCATGCGCGTACCGCCACCAGCATTGCGTTCATACGGCTATGAATATCAGCAATCTTTCCATGCTGTAACGGCGGTAAGCTCTTTCTGACGTAGGTTAGTGAGCCTTTCTGACAGATAACATGCTTATCCGTAGGTTTTACTGGCTTCTTGGTCATTAAAGAGGCTTCTTTTTTGATATCTAAATCACGTAGACGCTCCATGTAATCAGGCGCTAGAGTGTATAAATAACCAATGCCGACTACCGCTCTGCGCTCAACAACGGCGCATTCAATCAACTTGATCAACGCATAATTGGTCGTTGAGCGATTTTTCTTACCATCCAGCTCTGAGGCAATCTCGGTTATTTCGTTAACTGATAACGGTTTTTTCTTGTCATGTAATATTTCAACAACAAAATCCTGCATAAATTTCATATACGATAACCCTTAAGAGATTAATCACTATGATTAATATATCCAATTTGGTTATGTTTTCAAGTATAAAAAAACAGAGTTTTTAATTAAACTCATACCTACTTAAAACGCTATCAAATCGTCTATACGCTGTTTTCACTACTAAGACACCCAATCGCATACCTACAACAAATAAAACTCACCAGTGTTTATTACGCTAAGGATTTTGATATCCAATAAACCTTATGCCGATTTATGTTTACGTTTATCAGCATTTTCTAATAAATCCATCCATGCAGGCCTTGGTCTGGTTTTATCTTCAAGTCTTAACGTAGGCTTAGGTATTACCTCTCCTCGTTGCACTCGCTCAGACCACATACGGATCATTTTATTTAATCGCTTCTCAACCTCCGCTTCTGTCAACCTAAGGTCGTATACCTTTTGCCTAAGGTCAGTGAAGATCCAATACTGCACTGGGTGCCTAAATGGGTACATCTCAGCACTATGGTAATTGCATCGTCTGGCTAGGTATTTATTGAAATCTCTAAGCATTTCATCAAATGGAATTCCAAAAGCATTAGCGTCTACCAACTTGTCAGAAAGCATTGAAATGACATCAGATAACTCTGGTGGCCACGGATTACCATTGCTACAACGTTCAATGCAGAATTTAAATATCAAATCAAATTGATCGCTATTCAATCCGCTCAGTGCTCGTTTCCACATCAATGATGGTTCCGTCCCGTTCTTCTTGCTCCACTTGTCCCCATACAGCTCGATCATTTTCCACCAAAGCGGTAACAGCATCGGGTCCGTATTTATCGTTGACGTGCTGTAAGAATTCTTGCATTGGTTTTGATTTTCCAGCGAATTGGTTACTGGTTTTATTGCTCTGACTTGTCCCATTTCTCACCTCGTTATTTTTTGAGCGTTGAAATTTAATACTTTTTGCTAATGCCATTTCCCATTGTTCATGTGTTTTTGCTTTTCCCTCTGAACTCCAGTACGTAACAAATTCTGCTAACTCGTGCGGTTTCATTGGTGTCATGAGCCTTACCCCCCAGTACGCTGCCTTTTTCGTAAAGTCCTGATCTGGCTCCCATCCATGAAACATGACAAATTTTTCAGATACGCCAAATCCTCCTGATGGAACTCGGTTATTCAAAATAGCGTTATTCGCATTATGGTTTGGCTGATAATTTTCATCGTTCCCCTTAGAGAGAGGATCTTTATAAACTTCTTCCTCTTCCTCTTCCTCTGGTAACGTTTTTTGTAACGGTGACTGCGTTACTTTCTTTTTCTTTTTTTCTCGGTGCTCTGCCACTCTCCTATTAGTAAGTGCCCGTTTTTTCGATGATTCTCCGTTATGCCTATCAAAATTAGGTAAGACTAACTTACCATTATCATTTTTCATCCAACCCACGGTTATCAGTGCATCAGCAAAGCCGGAAATGAAAGTGATCCTATCTATTACGCTTTTTGTAACGCTTCCTGCGTTACCATCTAAGGTTTGTAAATCAGCCCAAGACCAAACTCTAATTAGCTTTCCTAACACAGCATCAGGGTCTATGTTTAATATCTCTGCTATTTGATAAATCTCTGGTTTATCTGGTGTTATAACTTCAACTTTGATCCAGCTACTAGCCATTTGACACCCCCTAGCAACGGGCGCTTTCAATCAATTGTTTTAATGCTGTTCTATACCCAATTGAGTTTTCATAATTACATGTAACGCAAACACCGTTACAAACGTAACGTTCAGCAACATGACCGTTCTTGCATTTTTTACCTGTGAAAAATTTCCCAAGCCCTTTTGACGCAGCTTCTTTTCGACTAATAATCTCCATTTCAACCTCATTTAATTATGTGTATGTGCAAATACTATCCATTATTTTAAAATAGATCAACCTAAAAAGACTTATTGGTTATTAATAAAAAATTAAGGACCACCGAAGTGATCCTTATCTATAAACAGCCTTTGAATTATTATTGAATAAAGAAATTGATTAATTGCTCTCTGGTTGTATCTGCACCGAACTCAATACAAATATCATATAACTTATTGAGTTTACTTAGTGAAGGCTTACGTTTTGCATAGCGTAGCTGATGTGATAGATACAACTTGCTATACCCCGTTCTTTGAGAGAATGCTTCTCTTTGCTTAATCGTTAAGCCGTTCCAAAATTTTTTAAAGTCGAAAACTTCCATAATTTCACCAATTTGATTAACCAATAAATAATAGTAACCGTTTAGGTACTTTACCAAAAGGGTTATTTGTTTGTTTAATACATCATAACTTAATCAAATTTGTATAAAGAATAGACACCAAAGGACTTGGAGAAATGAAAAGCATTGCTGAAATTAGAAAAGATAACCTGATTTATATTATTGAACGCTACTACAACGGCAAACAAAAATTATTGGCTGATGCGTTAGGCGTAGCACCAAGTATGATCTCCCGTTACCTATCACCAAAAGATTTAAAAAGCCATCGTGAACTCACCGATCCAATGTCACGTAAAATTGAATATGTGACTAGAATTAGCAAATATTGGATGGATGTAGACCATTTAAAAGAAGGTCATGCGGAGTCAGAAAAAGAAGAATATATTCCGACTGAAATTGGCAAGATACTCTCAGATAACATCACAACATTCATGCTAAATGATGGAATAAAATCAAGAGTTAAGCTTTCTGTCGATTCAGGGCTTGCACAATCAACAGTTAACCGCATTATTAATTGTGAAGCCAGTGCCACCGCTGAAAGCATTGATGCCATTGCAAAAGCAATGGGTCGCCAAGCCTATGAATTACTGATCCCTAAAAATGATAAAGGCACTATTAACTATGATAGAAGAGCCTATTCAAAACTTCCCGCCAGCGAACAAGCTGCTATTGAAAACTTCATTGAATTTATCATTAATAAAAACCAGCCTATCTCCCACGACTAACCCTTTCCATTAAAAAGAAGTCATATACTGGCTTCTTTTTACTCTTAATAAATCATTAAATTTCATAGTGATAAAAACAAACATAACCATATTGGTGATTTGTTTGTTTTTCATGGTTGACAATGGTTAATTTATGGTTATGATTAAAAGCATAAGTTAACCAATACGGTTAATTTGCTCTTTAACAATATGGATAAAAGAGACTGATTTTTTAATGCGCTCAGACATAACCAATTTGGTGATTAGTCATGATCTTTTATATCAAAGACGGTAAGCATGTATTTACCTTATCAGGCTTAAATGAGTCACAGTCATTTGACAATTTTAAAGCCGGTATTGAGTGGGCTTATGTAAGAAAGCTCGCATTACAAACAGAACAATTAGTAGGTAAACAAAATGTCAGACACTAAGCACTTAAATGTGTTGATTGCAAAAGCTCTTTTACTTAACCAAGATATTACTGATAGCGAACAAGTAGATATGCTAACAGCTCATATCAATGGTGATATTGAAAAAGAAGAGTTTAAGCAATATGACCACTTTATTAATATCACGCTACTTGCACTTTCATTGGTTCATAATATCAGCAGTGAACTCAGTGAAGAGCAAATCGTTAACGCTATTATGTCATTTATTGATAACCCTGATATGCGTAGCGTTCGTCATAGAGTTAATCACTTTAACTCATTAATAAATCCAAAAACCACCTCAAATGAGGTAGAAAAAAAGGAAGCACCTCAGGAAGAGGTGATTTTTAACGCCAGTAAAGATAACCAAAACGGTCAACTGAAGGAAACGGAAGATATTCCAAAGGAAGAAAATGACCAACCTGCTTATTTTGAACCTGGTCGTTATCCCAATATTCCTAACGAGGTGTATCACAGTTCAAACGGCATCAGTAGTTCGATGCTAAAAGATGCTCGTATTAGTTTAATGTATTACGAGTTACGCCATGTAACAAAAGTCATTGAGCGTGAAAATAAGCGTTGTTTCGACTTAGGTAGTGCGTTTCACACGTTAACAATGGAGCCTGAAAAGTTTGATGCTGAATTCAGTGTTAAGCCAATTATTCCAGAAGATGCCTTTACAACAACGGAAACAATGAAGTCATGGATTGACGAATACAACAATAAGTTGCCTAAAAAGCTCTCACAAGATGAGCTGAAAGCAATTATTGAAGAACATAATGCCACTCTGACACCGCAACTTTCCACCAGCGGAAAAGCCGAAGAGCTAGGTCAGATATACATGCAGTTGCCCGATGAATTTAAAACCATTCCAGAGGATGGAAAATTCACAGGTGCAGCAATGAAAGCCTGTATCAAATCCTATAACGATACTTTGCCAACACCATTGAAAACCTCAGGTAATACAGATGCATTACTTGAGCAGATATACCACCACATCAATCCTGAATTATATTTGGCAGAAACAAATAAACCTGAGCCACTTAGAAAACCCGTCAAAAAAGATGACCTCATGCAGGTCATTAAAGAAGTGAACCCTGATGCTGTATTTGAAGATGAAATCATTAGCCAATGGCTTAGTGATGATTCAAAAATTCACGTTCAAACCGTTGATTATGAAATGGCAAATAACATGCGTAACGCTGTTATGAACCACAAAGAAGCATCCAGTTTATTAAACCACCCTAACCGCATATCAGAAGTGAGTTACTACGGCATTGATGAAGATACTGGTCTTGAAATTCGTGTTCGTCCTGATATCGAAATTCAAACAGAAAATAACCGATTAGGTTTTGACCTCAAATCAGTAGCACTTGGTCGATTTAAACAAGATGCCATTGAAGCCATGATCCGCAAAGAAATCATTAATCGCGATTATCACATCAGTGCAGCTATGTATTGTGATGTGGCAATGCTGGATCAGTTCTTCTGGATATTCGTTAACAAAGACGAGCATTACCACTGGGTTGCTATCGTTGAAGCCTCTCCTGAATTACTTGAACTGGGTCGCGCTGAGTACAAAAAGACACTGCGTGATATCCGTGAAGCTATGGATACAGGATATTGGCCAGCGCCTATCACCACTACTCTCACTATCGGTATCACTGACTTTGAGCAGAGAAAATTAGAAGAACTGCAAAACGAAGTCGCTTAATAAAACTGCGCTTGAACAATCAGGCGCACGTTTGGAGTAAATATTATGTCAGAAGTAGCAACTCTCGAAAGAAATCAATCAGTAATGAATAACACATCATTACTTTTTAATCCTGAATCATTAGACCGTATTGTCAAATTTGCTGAGCTAATGGCATCAGGTACAGCAACGGTGCCAAGACATCTGCAAGGTAAACCATCTGATTGTCTTGCTATCACAATGCAGTCCGCACGTTGGGGAATGGATCCTTTCGTTGTCGGTCAAAAAACTCATGTCATCAATGGTGTGCTTGGTTATGAAGCCCAATTAGTAAATGCAGTTATTACCAGTTCAAATGCTGTTGTAGGTCGATTCCATTATAAATACGGTGGCGACTGGGAAAAGATTGTAGGCATGAAAGATAAACGTGATGAATCGGGTTTATTTATTGAAGTCGGTGCAATTTTAAGAGGTGAAGAAGAAATTACATGGGGTGAGCCTGTTTACCTTGCTGATGTACAGACTAGAAACTCACCTCTTTGGAAAACAATGCCTAAGCAACAAATCGCGTATCTCGCTGTAAAATATTGGGCCCGTCTTTATTGTCCTGAAGTTATTCTTGGTGTGTATACGCCAGAAGAACTTGAAGATCGTCCTATCAAAGACATCACCCCACCGAAAGAACGTGTAAGCATTAATGAAATCACCAACCAGCAACAGCCAATCAATGCTGAACCAGTAAAAGAGACTCAAGGCGAGTTTATACCTAAGTTCGATGCTGAAACCTTTAGATTAGCTATTGATGATGTTCAAACTGTCGAAGAAGCTAAAAATATTCGTGCAGAAATTGAGAACTTAAAAAATGAAATGGGGATCAACCTATTTACTGAATTAAAAAATAAAGCAGTACAGGCATACCACCGCATTGATGCACGTAATGCCTTAGAAGCTTCTATCAACTCACTTCCTGAATCTGGCTCACCTGAAGCCACAGAAGCATTTGAAAAAGTAGACAAGCTACTTAAATCAAGTAAGCGGAAACTTGGTGATGAGTTATACGAGACCTTTTCTATCTCACTTGATGATATGCGCCCTGAATACCAGTGATCTTATTTAAAGCGGAGCGATACAGCTCCGCAAGGAGTTTAGATATGAATATTAAATTACCTATTAACCCTATTCGTATGCCTGATGTTTTAAAACTAACAGGACTTTCTCGCTCAACTATTCGCACTTTAGAGAAGAAAGGTGATTTTCCAAAGCGTATGTATTTGTCGGTGCGTTGCGTGGCATGGGAGGCTCATGAAGTATATGAATGGATAGATAAGAAAGCTAAATCAAGAGAGACACCCAAGTGTTACACCGAACGTAAGCGTAATGAAGCCGGGCAGTTTGTGAGGACATAGTAATCATGAATATATATAAAATTTAAATCTTATGGTGAATTTTACGAATATTTTGATGGTAAGTGTAAACTCGAATAAAAATCATATTTGAGTTCTTCCATGTATATAATATACAAGCAATACAATATTTTTGTTAGATAAACTTCATTATGTGATATCAATAAAATTAAATTATATTAATTATGTTAATATAATATTTTGGTTAACTTATACTTAAGGTACATATGTATGGAGGTAGTAGTTAATATTGTTATCACATCCGTATCAATTATCGCCAGTGTTATAACTATATGGCAAGCATGCAAAGCTAAAAGTGCTGCTGACCAAGCGGAAAATGCCGCGATTTCAGCAAAAAAACTACTAAGTAATAATCGAAAAATTGAAAAATCAACCCAATTAGTATTGATGTTCAAAGAAACATTAAAACATGCTGAAAAAATTGGTCCGGGATGTTCTATTGATAAATTAAAAGGACTTCAAATTGATGATATATGTTCAAAAGTAAATGAATTTATTGGTGAATTGGCAAGTAACTATGAAAGGATATTTAACAATAATTCTAATTTTGAAACATTCTATAAGGATATATCAAATTGTTTAAATGAAATCACATCACAAATTGATGATAATAAAAAACTTATTCAAGGGCAAATATTGCATCAGTTGCTGATAAGCATATCAAATGTGATTCATAGTGAATCGGAACATACCCTTAATAATACAGATAGTCTTGGAGTTAAATAATGAAATTATCTGATGGTGAAAAATTAATCATTTTAATGATGAATGATTTATATCGCTCAATCAATGTAAAAAGTGATTTTGATCCAGATTTTTTAGATGATGCCATAAGAGATAATCATTTATGGTCAATAACATGGAAATATCCAGGTATTGAGTTCAATAGCCAAAATGATAATACACCACCATTAGTAAAAGAAGTATTGGATTATTTAGGGATGTGGAGTTTTATCGAAACAAGCTATAAACGCCTATCACCAGAAGAAATAGAACGTTTAAAACAACTAGCACCTGTATTTGGTAATAAACCCGTATTTGAAGGATTTGATGGTAATAACGAATCTGAATACTTAGCTACAGCCACTTTTATCATTAATAAATTAGATCGTTTTACTGAATTTTCTGGTCGATACTTAAACAGCCATAGTCCATCAATTGATGGTTATAAAAGAATGCTGGTAGTCTATAAACAAGAAATGAATAATAATTATAGTTTCTTAAAAGCTGACTCACTGGCAAAAGTTTTAAATGAACGGACTCATCCAAGTTGTCGTAAATAAAAAATCCTCCCTGCTTAATGAACTGATCCCAGTTTATTAATGCAGGGTTTTTTATACCTAAAATAAGGAGAACTATGGACCATAAAAAATACGACCTTATCTATTGTGATCCTCCGTGGGATTACAAAAATAAAGTTTCAAACGGTGCTGCTAAAAATCATTATCCAACAACTTCCCTCTTCAATTTAACTCATATCCCTATTCATTCTATCGCATCTGATAACGCAGTTCTTGCCATGTGGTATACAGGTAATTTTGTACTCGAGGCTATTAAATTAGCCGAAGCGTGGGGCTTTAAAGTCCGCACAATGAAAGCTTTTACATGGGTTAAGTTTAACCCTTTAGCATGGCAGCGAATTGATAAGGCTATTCAAAACAGCGAGTTATTTGATTATCACGACCTATTTGAACTATTAGATGCTGAAACAAAAATGAATGGGGGTAACTATACCAGAGCCAATAGTGAAGATGTTTTAATCGCTACTAGAGGCAATGGATTACAGCGCATTAGTGCTAGCGTTAAACAAATCGTATTTAGTTGTTTAGGTGAGCATAGCGAAAAGCCGTGGGAAGTAAAAAACCGTCTTGAAGAGTTGTACGGTGATGTAAATCGCATTGAGCTATTTGCTCGTGACATGTCACAAGGTTGGGATGCATGGGGGAATCAATGCCCTAACAACAGTATCGAACTTATCAATTCTCATTTTATTTGTAAGGAATAAATATGCCTGATATCGCAGATGATGCTAATGACTTAACGGATCTACAAATCAACACCGCATTAGCAAACAGAGAGCCACCAGCAAAAAGCTTAACGGGATTTTGTATCTGGTGTCGTGAAGAGCTTGTAACAGAGAACAGCGCTTACTGTTCTAAAGAGTGTGGTGATGATCACGCTCAGTACAAAAGGAAAAATGGCTAATGATTATTTTACTCACATTATTAGCTGTGTACTTATGGCTTGCTGGATACCTGTTTTCAGAGTCTAAGCACGAAAGCGACAATATAAAAGATATTGTGGCCAGACTGTTTTACTCCACAATCTGGCCTGTTGTCGGTGTGCTTTACCTATCGTCACTACTTGCTTATAAAACACTTGGCGAAGAATGACCGAGCGTTAATCTTTCTCTTCTATCCATTCATCCACCATATCAGCCCACTCTTGTAACATCTTCCTACGCTGTTCAGCATATTCAGCTTTGTTGTAAACGGCTCTAACGCCATTTTGAACGTGTGCTAAACATTTCTCTATCCAATCTGAGTTATAACCCGCTTCGTGCAATAGAGTGCTTGCTGTGCGTCGTAAATCGTGAACAGTAACAGGTTCGAATTCAATACCTTTTTCATTGATACGTTTTACAGTGCCATCAATCACGTTATTCAATGCCGCATTAGAAAGTGGCTTTTTAATATCATATCGACCAGGCATTAAGTAATCGCTTCCCATCGCACAAACTTTCATACCGGTTAAGATATCCATTGCTTGGTCAGAGAGATAAATAACGTGCTCTTTTCTCCCCTTCATTCGCCCTTTAGGGATCACCCATTGTCTATTTTTAAAGTCTATTTCATCCCATGTAGCATGAATAAACTCAGACTTTCTGACTAATGTTAGCAAGACAAATTTAACGGCCAATTTTAAGGTTGGATAACAACTATAGTTTTCTAGTTCACGAAATAAGATACCGATTTCTTTCGGTGACATTGCCCTTTCTCGTGCCTGAAAAGTCCCTATCGAAGATGCCTTTATTGCATCTGCTGGGTTACTAATTTCATAACCTCTATCTATGGCATAAGTAAAAACTGAGCCAACAATCTCACGTACTTGTAATGCGGTCGCTTTTGCGCCCCTATCCTTTATCTTTTCACACAATGCTCTAAGCCTTGGTGTGGTGATCTCTTCAAGTTGAAGTTTGCCGAATACAGGATAGATTTCTTTTTCAATAATTGCTTCTTTCATGGCCCTTGTAGAGTCAGCATATTGAGCATCATTAAGGAAATTGACGGTATAGTCTTTGAATACCGTCCCTATCTTTTTACTTTCAATACCGTCACGTTTTTTTGAAGCCGGCGATATACCTGCGTTTAGTAGCCTTTTTGCTTCAGTTAATTCAGCTCTTGCTTCTGCAAGCGTGATACCGTCAGCACTGTATCGACCAAAAGTAACCGTTTCTCTCCTTCCATTAAAACGATAATCATATCTAAATGAAATAACACCACTTTTTGTCACTGCAACGTATAAACCATCTCGATCAGACACTTTATAAAGCTTGTCTTGTGGCTTTAAACTTCTTAGTTTTGTATCGGTCAGCAT